TCCAATTCTGTGCTGAATACTTTAAACCTTAGATTTTGAGCTTGTTTGTCCTCTCTGTGAGAATCTGATTGTTTAACTGAGAATAATGGATATTTTATTGATTTTGATAACATGCAAAAATATTTATTTTAGGCATAGTGAGAATAACAAAAACTTCATTAACATTTAATATTACTTTCACGCTTGACAAAATTACAATATTAAGATATAATCCATTATATATAATATATGATTAAACTAATAGGTAGACTATTTACAATTTTAATTATTTCATGGGTCGTATTTTTACCAGTTGTGGCCATATTAAATGATTTCAATTTACTCTATAAAGAACACATCTACATTTACTATTTCACCATAGTTATATTCATATTATCCTTGACTTTTTTTAAAAAGTAAGATATAATTCTTATAAATAATAGTAGAAGTCGCCATAATGGGGCTTCTACTAAAACTTGCTTAACAAAGGAGGAAACTATGACGGTATTTAGTTCATTACATCCGTTTACAATAGGTTATGATGATGTCTTTAAACATTTTGAGACATTGTTAGAACATCAACAACCAAACTATCCACCATACAACATTGTAAAGACAGGTGATTATTCACATGTTATCGAAGTTGCATTGGCTGGTTATTCTAAGGCAGAGGTAGATGTTATTGTTCAAGAAAATTTCTTAACAATTAAATCATCTGATTTACCTACAACAGAAAAACCTAAAGATAATGTTGTTCACAAAGGCATTGCTAAGAGGGCGTTCAAAAGAACATTTACCCTTGCAGAGGATGTCGTTGTAAATGACGCTGTGTTGAAAGATGGTCTTCTTAGAGTGGAACTTGAAAGAGTTGTACCCGAAGAAAAGAAACCTAAAGTAATCAAAATTAAGTAAACACTAAGTATCAACCAGCATTGACAAATCGTGCTGGTTGATATATAATAAACACATTATACAATTAACAAGTGAGAATATATTATGCAATTATCAAGTGATACAATTAATGTCTTAAAAAACTTTGCTGATATCAATCAGAATATCCTAGTTAAAGAAGGCACTACATTAACAACAATATCAACAATGAAAAACATATTAGCAGAGGCTGATATTTCTGATACAATTCCTAAAGAATTTGCTATCTATGATTTACCAGAGTTTCTAAGGGCGATTGACATGTTTCAAAAACCTTCTTTAGACTTTGATGGTGAATCGCATGTAGATATCGCAGACGGAAATTCTAAACAGAAAGTCAAATACTTTTTTGCTGATAAGTCAGTTATTGTTGCACCAACAAAATCAATAACAATGCCAGATACATTTGTTTCTTTCACATTCAAAAAAGATATGTTTGAAAAACTAATGAAAGGTATTAACACATTAGGTTTACCTGATGTCGCAGTAATAGGTGATGGCACATCAATTAAAATGATTGCTACTGATAAGAAAAACAAATCATCTAATACTTATTCTGTGGATATCTGTGAATCTGATAAGAAATTTACAGCATACTTCAAGGCAGAAAACTTTAAAATGGTTACAGATGATTATGATGTTGCTTTATCATCACAAAAAATTAGTCATTTCGTGAATCGTACTAGACCAGTTAAATACTGGATTGCACTAGAACCAGATTCAACATTTTAAGTTTAACTAAATTGAGGTTTATATTATGTCCGACTTTTTGTGGGTTGAAAAATATCGCCCAAAGAAAATCAAAGATTGTATCTTACCCGAAGATACGAAGAAAACTTTTAGTGAGTTTTTAAAACAAGGGGAAATACCTAATCTATTATTATCAGGTACAGCCGGCACAGGTAAAACTACTGTTGCTCGTGCCTTATGTGAAGAATTAGGTGCAGACTATATTATTATAAATGGTTCTGATGAAGGCAGACAGATTGATACATTACGAACAAAGATTAAAAACTTTGCAAGTACAGTATCATTGACTGAGGATGCCAATCATAAAGTAGTTATTATAGATGAGGCAGATTATACAAATGCTGAATCAGTACAACCTGCTTTAAGAAACTTCTTAGAAACATTTCATAGTAATTGTAGATTCATATTCACATGTAACTACAAAGCAAAACTTATCGAACCACTTCATAGTAGATGTACTGTTATTGACTTTAGAATCGTAAATGGTCAAAGAGTTAAAACAGCAACAGCATTTATGCAAAGATGTTCTAAAATATTAGAAGATGAAGAAGTACCTTTTGATAAGAAAATACTTGCAGAATTAATTCAAAAACATTATCCTGATTTCAGAAGAACAATAAATGAATTACAAAGATATTCTGTAAGAGGTAAAATTGATAGTGGTATTTTATTCTCTATGTCTGAAGTCAGTCATAAAGAATTGTTATCATCATTAAAAGAAAAAAGATTTAACGATATGAGAAAGTGGGTCGTACAAAATCTAGATAAAGAACCAGCGTTCTTGTTTAGAAGTATCTATGATGTACTTTACAAAGCGTTATCGCCAAACTCTATACCACAAGCAATATTAATAATCGCAGGTTATCAATACAAGGCAGCTTTTGTTGCAGACCAAGAGATTAATATGGTTGCATGTCTAACAGAGATTATGGCAGGATGTAAGTTTAAATAATGTTTAATTATAAAGATATTGAAGAATTGTATGCATATAAACATAAAGTTCCATTATCAAAAGGTAATAAAGATATAGGTGATTTTTATGTTGAGGGTGTAGCATATAATGTTAAGTCTAACAATTTAAAAAGAAAAAACTTTATGCCTAGAATGGTAAGTGCAGATAAATTATATAATTATCTACAAGAACCAAAAAATAATCTTATGATAGTTTTTGTAGACTATAAAGATACTGTAATAATAAGAGATGAGTATGTTAAAATAGAAAACATATCATGGGATTGTTTAAGCATACAATGTCAAGGTTTAGGATTGTTGATGATGAAAGGTAAATTAAAAATTGATATAAAACAAACCAGAGAACAATTTTTAAATAAATTAGTATATGAGTATAAACACAATTACATACCTAAAGAAAGAATCAAACTAGATTTTTTGGAAGAAAAATATGTATGAGTTAAAAGATTATTTAAATGCTATTAATTTTTCTAAAGAAAAGTTATTAGATACTGATGATACAGAGTGGGCAAAGAAATATCCACCCTTTGTTATCAACAAGTGTTTGTCTATGTTTTATGACTGTATTGCACAGGCAAACGAAATGAATGGGTACCACTTCTTAGATAAAGATGTTCAATTTAATTTTTTCATAAATAGTATAAGAAAAAAGAAGCGATTTGGTGGTAAGTGGCTAAAACAAAATGTTTTAAAAGATGTAGATTATGTCAAAGAATATTATGATTATAGCAACGAAAAGGCAAGAGAGGCCTTATCAATACTAACTAAAGAGCAGATTGAATTAATCAAATTATCTATTGATAAGGGTGGGAGAAAGAGAAGATGAATGATGAGATAGAATGGAATCAAGATAACATGCTCGAAGTTACAATCAAACAACCTGATGATTTTTTAAAAGTAAGAGAAACTTTAACAAGAATAGGTGTTGCAAGTCGTAAAGACAAAACACTATATCAGTCATGTCATATACTACACAAACAAGGAAAGTATTATATTGTACACTTCAAAGAATTATTTGCATTAGATGGCAAGACAGCAACACTATCAGAAAATGATATACAAAGAAGAAACACAATATCTATATTGTTGCAAGACTGGAATTTAATTGATATAGTACATAAACAAGAATCAGAAAATAAAGCACCACTAAGTCAGATAAAGGTTTTACCTTTTAAAGAAAAGAATGAGTGGACATTATCAGCAAAATACAACATAGGCAAAAAAGTAGAAGATGAAAGTACCTAGTTTTAATGAATTTATTAGTGAGGCAGTTGAAACTCCTAAACTAGTAATCATAACAGATGAGCCTGAACAAGCAAAAACTTTTCACACGGCAGATAGACTTCAACAAGAGGCGAAAAAGTTGGGGTGGAAATATTACTTGTATAAACTTACAGGTGGGTACACATCAACAGAAGAAGGTATCAGAAGACTACACAATAAAGATGATGAAAAAGGTTTTGTAGTTGATAAAAATACTATTGCGATATTTAGAGGTTCAGTTGTTCGTAGAGACAGTTGGATGGATATCATATCTATGTTTGAAAAAGATAAAGTATGTTGTGTAAATAGTAGAGACAGTATAGAAATATGCACAGACAAATATAGAACATCTATTAAACTTGCAGACTATGGTTTAAGACAACCTAAATCTTCACTAATAACAGATAAAGAAAATGCCTTAAAAGCATTTGAAAATTTAGACACAGACTTTCCTGTAATTATGAAAACATTAAGAGGGTCAAAAGGTGTAGGTGTCTTATTTATTGAATCAAAAATAGGATTAGATTCTATTGTACAGTTAATTAATAAACAAGATGAGGATGCTGATTTATTAGTACAAGAATATATTAAGACAGACTATGATGTAAGAGTATTAGTTTTAGGTGGTAAAGTTCTTGCAACAATGAAACGACCTGTAATCAAAGGTGATTTTAGAAGTAATGTATCACAAGGTTCAAAACCAGAAGAATTAAAATTAACAGAATTAGAAATAGAAGAATGTATCAAGGCCTCTAAAGCAGTAAATGGTGTATGGACTGCCGTAGATTTTATACCTTCAAAAGATAGAAAGAAAGAACCACCATTTATGATTGAGGTAAACTCATCACCAGGCACAGAGGGTATGGAAGAGGCAACAGGTAGAAATATAAGTAAAGAAATTTTAGAGTATTTTACAAATAGAAATAATTGGGTACAGGCACCTTCACAATGTGGGTATAAAGAAGTCATGACAATAAAACCTTTTGGCGATATTGTTGCAAAATTTGATACAGGTAATAGTGGCACAAATGTTATACATGCAGAGAACATGGAAGTCAAAGGTAAAAAAGTAACATGGTCATTATATAATAAAACTATTACATCAGATATTATTTCAACAGAAGAAATAAAAGTAGGTGGTTTAAGAGACTATGAAGAAGACAGATACTTAATTAAATTAGATGTACAATTTGCAGGTACATTATATACAGATGTTGAGTTTACTCTAGATGATAGAGAAAACAGAACACATATATTATTAGATAGAGAATTTATGAATAGACTTAATGTTATGGTAGACCCTAGTAGAAAATATATAGTTACTAGTCCGTACACCATTGACAAATAAGTCTTTTTGTAGTACAATACATTATTAACAAGTGAGGTAAATTATGGCAGATGTGAAGCTATTTCGTTTGACAACAGGCGAAGATGTAATCGGTAAAATTAAAGAGGAACTATTTGATGAAAATGGTATCTCAACACATGTGGTTTTAGAAAAACCTTTTGTGATTATTCCACAACAAGAGGCACCAGGCAAACCTGTAACACTAGGATTTCATGCATACATTCCGTATGGTAAATGTGAAGAAGTTACATTTAAACAAGACAATGTGGTTACAAGTGTTGAACCAACAGATGAATTAACTAAGACATATACACAAAATACAGGTGGTATAGTACAAGTAGAGAAACAGTTGATTACTTGATGAATTTTTATAAGAACATAATTGAATATAAAGGTAAATTATTTGTTCGTGGTATTCATGAAGGACAAGAGTTTCAAGAAAAGATAGATTTTAAACCTACTTTTTTTACTTTGACAAATAAAAAATCTAAACATACAAATTTGCAAGGACAATATCTACAGCCAACACAGTTTGACAGTATCATAAAGGCAAGAGAATTTAGAAAGAATTATGATAATTCTAATTCTCCTATCTATGGCATGGAAAGATTTGCATATCAATACCACGAACAAA